GTTACAGACATTAGTGCTATACCGGCAAAATCCTTAAATCCGGACGGTGTTAACACTTTGTAACCCAATATATTCTTATAAGATTCTAGGCTCATATTTTATTATTCTGTATTCTACCTTACTGTTAAAAATCCATACTTCGTATTTATATACTTTAGCAATTACTGCCTCTGCTTTTCGTTGGTTATTTACCAATCTTCCTTTATATTTATCCTTACCGTATCCATCTATTTTCGATTCGACGTAAATTGTTGGCTATGTATTATTCACTATGGGTCCTTTATAAAAACTTGTCTCCTAAATATTCATCATATGAAGCCATTGTATCTTTAATATTTTGAATTTTGCACATATTAAAGAATTTTTCCATAGTAATATCACATATTTTACCTACAGAATCTTGCACTGTGATTAAAGACTCACCGTTGCAGCACTTATGCTCGCGCAAGAAACGATCCTCGCCCAGACTAGCTAACTGTTCATCTGCCCATTTTTCATTTCTATCTGGATGGGCCTCCCATGTGGCCATGTATGGTTTAAATCCGTTAGTGCCAGTAACTGTTTCATTGCCGCTATTATCGACTAATTTATTAGCACTAAACCAAATATCAGCAAACTGATCTTCATCTGTATTAGGCGTACTAGTAATAATACATTTACCGCCGGTTGATAATGTAGGTGCAAGAGATGTCCAAAACTCTTTAGCAATACCTGCATCCACAAAAGCGAACTCATCTAAATATACCAAAGATAGCGACATACCACGGCCAGTATTTTCTGTGGTAGTAGTTGCGGTAATTTTCGATCCGTTATCGAATGCAATTGATCTTTTATTATACGTTGTTACACCGGCACGAATATGATCGGGGATTGATTCATAAGCATACCGTACTCGGTCCATAATATCCTGTGCCGAATCATACTTATATGAAGTAACTAGAATTTGAGCATCATCATTAAACATTGCATACCAAAGTAAGTATCCTGCAGCAACAGCAGTTTTACCCATTTGTCGCGATACCATATTGATAGATTTTTTATAATGTGTATATGATTCAATTAAATCTAATTGAAAGTCGTAGGGAATAAACTTTTGTTTACCTTTTGTAGAATGTTGAACATACATAAAAGTTTTCATGAAATATAATGGACCCGAAACCGGGTCCATACATTCTTTTAATTCGTCTATTTGTTCTTTTGTATATCTTACTTTAGTATAAGCTCTTTTAACAAGCTTATCATCTTGATAAATTGCCATAGTATTACTTACGTTTCTTAGATTCTTTTAAATAGCTTCTATATCCGTAAACTAGCTCTTTATGTACTTCGCTAACTTGCATTTTTTTCTGTTGTGGGTTATCGCCTTGACGAGCACCGGACGGACCTGTATTACTTACAACAGGGCTATCTGCTCCGTTAGGAAAGTAATCACCACCGTTGGCATGGTTGATGTCATTGTATCCATTGTTAAAATCAAACGATTCTTCCATACCATCATAGTATGGGCTTACTTCGTCATCATCATCGGGTATGGTAAAATTTTCTTCGTCGGAGTCACCATCTGCGTAACCGGATCCGTGGCATGTATCGCACTGATGCGTAAGTAATCCGCGACCCTGTTCGCCGGCACCGTTGCAACTAGGGCATACTTCCCTGTCGTCATATGGCTCATCCCATTCATTATAATCTTCCATACTTTCATCTACTTCGCCATCTCCAGGATGCGGGATCGGTTCATAACGGTTACCATAACTTCCATCTGCATTTGGTTCACCAAAATTATCATCTTCATCGCTATTAAATAAATCGTCAATACCAGTATCTTCATCGGTCTTACCGTGTTTCTTATTGTAAATCGACCATGCTGTTGCAAAAGCCTTACTTTCGTCACCCGGATATTCTTTTTTCAACTTCATTACGGTGTCTTCCATTCCCGGAGGAGCTTTTTCGTCCATTTCAATGGAACTTTCGTCAAATTCTTCTTGATCGCTAAATTCCTGATCGTCTTCTGGCCAGTCATGTTGTTCTTTACCCCATGCTAGATGTTCTTGTCTATCTGGATTACCCATTTCACCCTGGCGCATGGAATAATCAGTATGCTCTAAACTATCTAACTGATCTTTAAATTCATCATATGTAATTTCACCAGCTGATAATTTATTTGCCAAGTCTCTTACTTCGCTAGAATCGACTTCTTCTGATAATTTTCGGCCAATGCCGGGAATAGCACTAACACTTTCATTAAGTTTAATACCGGCCAACTGCTTCATTCTTTGTAAATTCATTACAGTACTCCTGCTTTTATAAGGTTGGGCTTTTTAATTCGACCAAATAGCCCTAAATCATCTTTTTTCAAATTTTTCGGATCATTAAAACTATCGTAGTCTTTAGTTAATGCAGAGTGATCAGTTTGTTCTTCTTGACTTAAAGTATTGATAACTGTTGTAATAGATCTTTCTTTGGCCACTTTTTCTAATTCTTTTAAGAAACTAGTATTATATTTTTCGCCGTATGCTGGTGCTTCTTCATTTTCGTAATCGCTACCTAATGTAGTTTTATATTTGGTCTTAAATTCTTTAGAATTTCTATCAACATATAAATCTGTTTCGATTTGACGTGGATCATTTTCGGAATATACTGCAAGCTGTTGTGGTGATATTCCCATACAACTGCACAAGTATGTTCGTAGAAAATCTAACGACCCTGGATATCCCAGTGTTAAATCACAAATAAATACTTCTGTATTTTTGATATTAGGAAAATCTAGTGGGCTTTCTTGTATAGGCATTTTTCTGAATGCAGAAGCACTCTTTAAATCATATTTCTTTAAACAAGATTCGAGCATATCAATCATTTGATCAGTCATATCATGTACTGCAAATTTTAAGACATAATTATATTCTGCCTTTGATTCTGCTACATAAGAAACAAACGATCCTTTTTCTAATTTCTTTTCTGCCATTTAAAAACTCCCGTGTTATGATTATTTATCGTCTTTCGATGGATTCACTAAATATTTTAAAAGTTCGTTTCTATCAAATTCGCCGCCGCCTTCTCGACGTGTGCCGTTACCTTGTTCTAAATCTATTTGCTCTGACCGGACTTTCTTAAGCTGTAGTTCAATCATTTTTAATTTCTTGTCTGCTTTGGCATTTTTAGCATCTAGCGCAGTCTTTAACATCTGGCCTGCAACTTCGTAAATTTTTCCGGCATGCATATCAGGCACATTCCCGCCTAATGAAATTAAATCATTAAATGTCATTATTGCTTTTCTTGCAATATCGTCCATGTCATTATCATGTACTTCCAGACCGACTACAGTCGGTAAAGCAAAGTCTATTTTTTCTGCCGTAGTTAGTGACGATGAAATTACACTTGCTTCTATTAATAGCTGGTCTCTAGATTTTATAGTAAATTCTTCTTCTATTTCTGCCGGCACTAAAGGAGGAAGGCCGAAGAAGTTTTCCATTTTTTTTGTCATTAATTAACCTTTTCCTTTAGGATTATTAAAAATGTGATTCTCATTCATAATTCTGAAGTGCATCCCGTGTGATTTAGCAAATGCTTGTGCTGCTGCCCACTTGAAACTATTTAGTATGACTGCTGCTTTAGCTTGCTTTGATTTTGCCTGTTCCATAAATGTTTCTTTGGCAGGCTTTACTTCAATGATTTCTGCCTTCTGAATACCTTTGGCATCTGTATAGGTAACTAAAAAGTCCGGTATATATACGGTGTATTTACCAGTAAATGGATTCTGATAGGGAATTTTTATGGATTCACTGGCCCAACTTGCTATATTAGGATTTGTATCAAACATAATCATTACTTTCATTTCCCACGAACTTCGAAAAAAAATAGGATATGTTCCTACATATTTTTCAGGATTTATCGGCTTATACTCGCCTTGCATATATGATCGCGACATATGTTATACCCTTATTTGTCTTGATATTAAGCTATCTTTGTTACTAACACTAGTAGCCGTGCCAATTTGATTGCCGGGATCACGAAGTTGATTAATACTTATATATCCTTCTGATTTTAGTAACATTTGCCCATTTACTTCAGATTGTGCCAGAAATGCCATGGGAGTAATTCCTAACATTGCTGCCGTATCTATCGTTAATGCTGTCATTGTATCAGCATATACCTGAGAGGCGCCGCGTGATAGATAAAAGCTTGTTATTGAATTATATATTTCCGGGGAGTAACTACCGGGTACCCCGGCACCAGATGTAGATTGTAGTAT